CGTTCGGGCGCACCGAGCGTTGATGAACGAAGTGCCGGACTTCAACCAGCGGAATCGAGTTGTCTGGGACGCTTGGGACGGCGCTAAGGGCCCGAGTCGCGGCCGGCAGCTTGCCGCCCAAAAGTTTCCTGCCGAGCGGTTTTCCTTCAGTCCTGCACACTGCCACTTCGCAGAGCATGACAAGGTGGAGCCGAACGGGCAGGTGAAGCATATCGGCGTCCAGGACCTTGTGACCATCCTCAACGAGAACAACAGCCAAATACTCGACCGTGAGAATTTTCAGGCGATTACCCTCGGCCACACTTCCGACAGTCCGGCCGCAAAAGACCCGGACGTGATTGGATTTGCCGGCCCTTATCGCCTCGGCATGATTGGGCACGAAAAGCCAGTCTTTGCCATCTTCGGAGACGAGTACCACCGCAAAGACCGATTGAACGACGTGCAATCCGCGCCTCGCCGTTCGATTGAACTGAACACGCTCCGCAGCACGGGCCAGCGATGGTTTGACCCGATTGCGGCGCTGGGGGCAAAGGCTCCTCGGCTGGCGATGCCGGCCAAGTACGACTCGACCGAGGAAGCCGACATTGAGCGCTACTCGGTCGTGGCACCGGCATATTTTCCGGGCGGGTCCAATACCAATGTGGACAAGACCCACTACGACGACGAAACGAATTTTCCAAGCCAAGAGGACGAAATGAACGGCCAAAGCATCAGCGACCAAGACATTGCGGCGATTGTGGCAGCGATTGAGCAAATGCCCGAGATTCAATTCATTCGCTCCATGCCGCAGTTTGTGACTCAAGGCACTGGCTTGGGTGGCGGCGACCTTGGCTCTGGCGACCCTGGCGCGATGGGCGGTGCTCCCGCTGGCGCTCCTGGTGCTGCCCCGCAAATGCCTCCCGGCGCAATGGGTGGCGCTCCTGCCGGCGATGGCGACGGCGATGAACTCACCCCAATCGAGGACGACGACGATATGAACCAACAGCCCCAGCAATTCTCCGCCCAGCGCTACGTCGATGTGGACCGCTACCAAGCTCGCATCGACCAATTGGAAAACGTGCTCCGTCAGCAGATGGGCACGATTTCCCAAATGACCTCTGCAATGGAAGCCGAGCACCGCAACGCTTCTGACGTGAAGCGGCAAGCTCGAATCGAGACGCTGGCCAGCCGGTACAGCGTGATTGACTCCGAGGAGGAGCTGGAAAAGTGCCTCTACTCGGCCGGCTCGGAAATGAGCGACGGCGAGTTTGAGAAGCACTGCGACTCGCTCGAAAAGATTGGCGCTCGGGCTGACGCCTTGGCTGGTTCAAGTGTGCCCCGTGGCGAGCTGCCGATGAACGAGCGCGACACCGCTCGGTTCGCTGCCGAGTGTGCAAACGCTCAAGACATTTTCAACGAGAAAATCAACCAAGGCGAGTGGATTGACTGGGACACGGCCTTGAGCATGGCCCGCCAACGCCGGTCGTAAGCAGACCGCTTCCACTTCACCCTGTTTTCACCATACACCCCCCAATAGCGAGAGCCTGTTCAGATGACCCACGTAGCACCTTCCTATGTAGCGAGCGAGAACATTCCCGTCTCGGTCTTTGTCAATATCCTCGTAAACAACGACTACAAAATCGAAGTTTGCGATGCCGGTGACGTTGCGATTGGCGTGAGCGATTACGCCCCGCAAGACCCGGTTCTTCCTGGCGGCTCTGTAGGGCCGGCTGCAACCACTGGCGAATACTGCCGAGTGTTTGGCATGGGCGAGACTTGCGAAGTGGTTGCTGGCGGCACGATTCAGGCCGGCCAGTACCTCAAGCCCGATGCCAACGGCGCGGCTGTCGCTTGCTCGTCCAATGACCGCTACTCAGCAGTAGCTCGGGCCGGCGCTTCTTCTGGCCAGCTCTGCAAGGTGATTTTGGAACACGGCCAAACACCGTAGTTCGCTGCTCTCGGGGGTTCTGTTCTTTTCGTACAAACAAACCGTTTTTGAGGATAAAAAGCGATGGCCGTCGGCGCAGCATTTCAACCGGGCAACAGTAACGTCTACATCAAGGACCATGCCGCCACCGGCTACTTGATTACCCAATACTCTCGCAATCCCAAGGATTTTCCCTTGGCCCGATACGCCCAATATCGGGAAGTCAAAAAGGATGCGGGCTACTACCTCCGCATGACCGCCGAGCAGGCTGGTCGTTTGGTCGGTGGCGGATTGGACGAGTTTGTTTGGCCTGACGGTGCAGACCGCCCAAGCCATAACGACGGGCTTGAGTCGATTGCTTGGGCCGACTACCGTACCACACGGTACAACTTCAGCTTCCGGCTCGGTCAAAAGGCTGTCGAGCAAGCCGGCTGGGACATCAAGGCGGTTGAAGCTGCCAACCATGCTCAGCAGGCGATGACCGCTCGGACCCGACAGCTTCACTTGGCTTTGGAAACCAATGCCAACTGGGACACTGGCCACCGCAGCGCCGTAACCGCCATCACTGGCGTTTCTGGCCGCTGGGACCAGTCCACCACCGCTCGGATGGACATTAAGAAGTCCATCAACTTCGCCCGCGACCTGATTGCCAAGGATACTCTCGGCGTGGTCAAGACCAAGAGCGATTTGCGGCTGGTGATGAACCCCACCACCGCCCGCAAAATTGGCGAATGTCAGGAAATGGTCGATGCAATCAAGCACTCGACTGAAGCCCTGAAGCACTGGAAGAACGAGCTGCCCGACTACTCGGAATACGGCTTGCCTTCGCTGCTCTACGGCATCCCGATTGTGGTCGAAGATACCGTCATGGTCACGACTCGCCGAAATGCGACCACCGCGACCCGCTCTTGGGTGTGTGCCGACAACACGGTCTACCTGTTGAGCCGCCCAGGCGGATTGATGGCCAAGGCCAACAGCGGTCCTTCCTTCAGCTCGGCGATGGTGTTCCTGTACGAGGATATGACCGTCGAGACGATGAACGACCCGAAGAACCGCCGAATCGACGGCAATGTCGTGAGCGACCAGTTTGCTGGAATCATCGCTCCCGCCTCTTGCTTCAAGTTTGAGAGTGTGGCCGCCTAGTTCATAGGCAGCTACCTACACCATAGCAACCGGGGCGGGTGGCAAGTTTTTGCTGCCCGCCCTGTTTTTCATACATCGCACTGAGGCTGACAAATGGCATACAGTTACTCGCTGACCTGCCACCCAACGTACAAGACTGGGGCGCATGACATTTACATCGCCAGCCCATTCAGCGGTGCGCTATTGGCTCTTGGCGTGGCGACCGATGGCGTGCGTTATCAAAACCATCCGTATTACATCGACGTTCACGGGGACCGTAACGGCGGCCACCAGGGCCCGCCCATCGAAAAGCAGTACCTCGGCGAAATCGTCATCGTGTCTTTTTCGCTTACGACGTTTAATGCCGGAAACCTTGAGACGGTTCGCAAACGCGGGATGCTGGCCACCAATGGTACAGTCCCGCAAACGTCCATTGGCGATTTCATACTGACCGGGGCCTCGATGCGGCTGCTACTCAAGACCGAGTTGGCCGCAGACGTGCGCAATTTCTGGTGTGCGGTGCCGATTCAGGCTCACGAAGTCACCGAGGGGACCAAGTTCTCTGAGTGGTCCCTGTCGTTTGAGTGCCACAGGCCGCCTTGCGGTCATCCCAGGGCCGGGATTCTTGAAGATAAGGATTGGGCGGCCTACACCTAAGTTTTTTGAGGGGGTAACAATGCTCGGGTTTCTCTGGCGACGGTTTACGCGCCGCAAGCGCAATCTGTTTTCTTACTGGGACGGCTCCCGCATGCGCAGCGATGACCCGCTGGCGATTCAAATGCGGATTGAGACGCACCCGACCTGCCGCTGGGACGTTCACCCGATTGCGGCCGAACGCGGCGACGTGGAAGCCTACAAAATCACGCTCAACGCAATTGCTGACGTGTTTCGGGTTCAAATCTTCGACCCTGACAAGCAAACCGGATTGACCCATGACGAGCTGATGCGGCTGCTGGGGCAGTATGCCGATTACATCGACTCGTTAAAAAAAAATATCGGACCTTTGCCGACCTGGCGTGCTGCGTCGGATGCGACCTCAGAAGCATCGAGCGATACGATTACGAGCGATACGTCGGGCTCGCCCTGAACGGCCACCGAATGAAAATCAGGCAGGCCGACGCGGTTCGAGCTGGGGCCGAAGCCTGTGCGATGGAGATTTTTGGAACTGTCCGGCCGCTGGATTTCTTCACTGAAACTGTCAGTGATTCATCTTACGGCCATTACCTGCACAAGATGGCTCAAGCGAAAACGAAAGGACGGTAAAAAGTGGCTCTACCTATCGTAGGCGCTTTAGCTGGAATGGCAGTTCGCGCTGGGCTCGGGGTAGTTGGCCGAGCGGTTGTCAGTCGCGGTGTCGCTGGCGGGGCGAGCCGTGGCTTTCGGCGTCTGCGGCGTCGCGCCGGCACTCGATTTCGCCGGCGCAAGGCGATGGGATTAACTCTCCGTCAAGCGACCGGAAAAGTGTTTCGCAATCGACGCCAAGGCGGTGGCAGCGGGCGGCGAGCGAATCAGCGCAATCTCGGCGAGTCCTCGTTTGGGCGGTCGTTCCGAGGGAATGATTACAACTACCAGCAGCCGATGATGCAGCAGCAGGGAATCGGTTTTTCGTCTGCCGGCACGGGCGGGGCCGACCCGCAATCAGCTCAGCAAGCTGTCAGCCAATTTACCAACCGGATTCTTACGGTCGTGCCAGCCCTGACTGCCTTTGCTGGGGCGGCTGCGGTGGCGGTCAAGGCCCTGCATGGTTTTGGCTCGTTGTTGGTTGACTCCCAGCGAGGAACAGCCCGCTACAGTGGCTCGATGAGTGGTGCGCTTGCCGGATTGGAAGTAGGGCGAATCGGGCGGGACATTCAATCTTCGCAAAACACGGGCGGTTCGTTCGTGCGGCTTACGCAATCGCTCGACAAGCTCGAACGGGCAATGCAACCGTTCCGCGACCTGATGACCAATGTTCTCAACAGCGTCACATCAGAGCTGATGGATGCTGTCACTCCTTTGGTTCGGTATGTCGGCCAAATGCTGCCGGCCGTGAGCGGGCTCGGCGTCTCGGTGAGCAATCTGTATTACTGGATGCGAGCGCCGTTCAATATGGTCGAGCAGCAACGGCTGCGGCAGATTGACGAGCAAAGCGACCGCGATAGGGCATTTTTGCAGCGCAAAGCGGCGGTAATGAATTTTGGGGACTTTATGGCATTGCGGGCCAATGTCGCCATTGCCGATGGGGTTCGGCGGCCTAACCCGAATATCAAGAGCCGTCCAGTCAAAGGCCCTGACGTGCAATCGCCGGCACCGCCAGCCCGGGTAGTCGCTCCAGTGTTTGCTCCTCCTCACATGAACCCGGGGGATGGGTAATGCCTGAAGATGTTGCGGGTACTGACGTTTACTACAACGGCGTTTGGCTGAGAAACTGCCTCACGACTCAATTTGACCAAACGGTCGAGTACGACGAAAGCAGGACCGACCGGCTTTACACTCGATTTGACATTACAGTCGAAACGCTAGTGTCAGAAGATATTGAGGACTGGGAAGAATGTCACGGCGCTGTTTTCAATCGCACGGACATTAACCATTGGAACAGCCAGGATAAAATGGCTGCGCTCCACACTGTCCTTTCGGTCCCTCGGGGAGAGTTTAAGTACGTTCAGGGCGGCAATACGCTACTTCGGGCAAATGCTGAGATTGGTCTTAACCAAGAAGTCGGCGCGTATTTCCTCGATTCGACTGACCTCAACAACGGCCCTAAGCCGCGAAACGTCTCGATTCGTCACGTCATCGCCAATAAGGCTTATCGCGTCACGTTTTCGATTGAAGTCTGCGTGCTATTCTGTGGCAGTCTCGGAAACGTCCAGCAATTCAATACGATTTTGAATAACGAGTTGCAAGGCCCGAAAGCCTTTGGCTCGGTCAACCGTAAACTGCTCTCAAACCGATTTAGCATCGAAGAAACACGGGACGGCAGTTTCTACAACACTCGCACAATGATTGGCCGCGCTCGGGTGGCACACCCCGCGCTCTGGGATACCAGCGTGCGTTACCTGCTGCTGCCAATGCTGACCTATGGCTATAAGCGGGAAAGCATTTCGTTTACTCACAGCTCAGATGGCTTAGACGTTGCTTATCGTGTAATTGACCGGCAGCGGTATGCGGCTCCTCCGTGGCCTGCGGTCGATTTCCAAGGCAATCACACTGAAGCGACCGGGCTCGATGGTGTTGTCTCTCAGGGTTCAATCTCCGTTCGCATGGTCGGCCAGCCAGGCACGGCAAAAAAATACCTGCTGATGGGTGCTGTTGCAGTCGCCGAGTCTCGCATTGGCAAGTTTGGGAAGATTGGCGAACAAGACCTTGAAGTGATTTGCGACCATATTCAAGTTTCCGACGTGCTGCATGACAATGTGGTCGAGTTTGCAGTCCAATTCCGGCGAATCAAGGACAGCAAAGACCCCGGGCCAAACGAGCGGATTGCCAAGGTAGTTTACGACCGGCTCGGTCTGCTCCCTTCTGTGTTCGTGCTTAATGGCGATACGTCCGTTCGGGTTGATGACGGGACGATTAACCGAGATTTGTGGGGCGGCGGGCAGAATCGCGGCGGTGCGCCTGACCCGTGGGGTTACGAGGACGCTCCGCCTTATGGCGTGTTCGCGCAGTTCCTCCAAGATGGCTGTTGGCCGGTTCACATGACACCGGACACCCGGGGATACACTGGGCCAACCGGGGCTCGGATTTACCCAACCGTTGATGATGAGCCGGCGAAAGTCCGAGTAAGCCCGAACGACAAAGAATTAGGCCAAGAGCCTCCCCCTCCTAACCGCGATTACGAAAATCGCAAGAGCGAGGAGCAAGAAGCCCTGCCGTACACCTATTGCGAGCTGAAAATCGACTACGGTAACGACTACGGCAAAGTGGCCCTGCCGAAAATCAAACGCTCCTCGGGGACGAGCATCGAAGAAGATGACGTAAAAATCGCTCGGC